TGCGCAATTCGTTATTTCTTCCCAGCCCATTTTGGCGATAGGATACAGTTTCAGGTTAGCGTTTTTAGGCGGTTGTATCTCGGCGTTGCGGGTATGGATTGCGAACCATACTTCGGGCAGCCCTTCATCGTTGTCTTGTTTCCACATTTTCAAAAGCCCGGTGCATTTTTCGCTGCCGTCAAGTTCGATTTTCCCAAAATCACCCGCGGTGTAGTCCGTCTCTTCGTCTGCGGTAATCGCGTCAATTTCCTTTGCCGATACGCCGTTCGATTTGGCTATCCGTTTCCACTCTTTCACCATTTTGCGCATAGCAAGTATGATGTACGGTTGGTCTTGCACGTCGTAATCGTTGGGGTTCCCGGGGAAGTAGTTAACGTTGTCGATAATCTGGTTGTCAAAGTCGCCTTTGTACGGCTGCCCTGTTTCGATTCTGTTGTTCCAGTAGTGGTAAAGTATACAATCGCCTGTGTTGGCAGCACTGATAAGCCCGCGCTGGTTCTTAACGTCCATCTTGACCCTGCGCCATGCGCGTTTTGAGTAGTCCGACATCATACTAAGAAACGCTGTTATGTCCGGGGCTTCGCCATCTGTCATAAACCTCATTGTCAACGCAGGGTCAAGTATTTGCACAACTTTCAGGTTAATACCCGGCTTTGAGAAGTTCATAACAGGCATCAGCATGTCAGGAGCTTCGCAGCCAACCCATTGTCTATCGTGGTAAAAGTTAAGGTTTTTCTTAACAGTGGTATGCAGTTGTATAGAGTTCATATAGCTTATGCCGGACTCATATTCTCTCCATGCGTCGGTCTTTTCCATCGTTTACCCCTTATATTCATTCCAATTTTGCATCTGCTGTTCGGGCGTTAACTCGCCCTTGCTTGTCTTTTCGGGTTTCCCTTGCGGTTCCGGTTGTATCATCTCAACCTCAGACTGCGAAACGATTTTTATGCCGTCTGAAACGCGCTCAATCGTCCTGACTTCGCGCAGTTTCTTGCCCTCTCTCAGCCCGAAGTAGAAACACCCAAGGCATAAAAAAACCGCTATTGCGGCTATAATCCATTCCATTTAATATCCTCCTACTAAATAATCCATAGTCGGCTCTGCGTCCGTGCCGCTTGGTTGAGGTTTCATAACTCCAAAATGGTATACAGGCTTTGGCGGCTCAACTACCGTTCCGGACTGCCACACGCTGCACCATCCGCGCCATGCGTCCGGCGAATGTGTAATCTCGTGTGGTTCTTTCATAACATCAGTTGGTTTCTTCGGGTCGTTTTGCAGTTGCGGTATGTACTTCGTAATCCATCTGCATGTGTTGAAAAATACCATCTTTGGCGGAACTGTGATTATCTGCTCGTTTTCCGGGGTTTTCTTCGCTTCGTATTTCAGGTATTCCTTGCATTGCAGCCAGCTTGACTCCCTGTCTTTGCCGGACACAACATACGGGAAATTGCAGTAAGTACGGAACGAATGAATCTTCGGTATTCCCGTGTCTTGGCTGTTCCATAACATATCGTGCGGTACAACAAAATACTCGATGTTTTCCGGGGTTCCGTCGTCGTATACCGACAAGTCTTTGAACACCTTTCCCGCTTCCGAGAGCGTAAGCTTCATCTGCTCAAAGTTGCGGTAACAATACACCATTCCGGTTTCGTCTGCCGCGAACCATAGCGCAGCGAACATGTCTTGCCCGTAGTCGATTGCCGCCGTCCGTTTCCAGTGTTTCGGTATGTCCCTTGGATCGATTTCGTGTATGTCAGAATTATACTCGCTGAAATATTGACCGAAGAACACGTTCATATCGCCGTATATGTACGCTCTTACGAGCACGTCCGGGAGGTTTCCCAACCCTCTTACATAATCCGACGAATAGATTAGCTTTTCTGCGATTTCCTCGGTGAGCTTTGCCCCGTGGTGCGCTTTTCTATAGTCCGTCCAAGCTGTCACGAACCCGTGGTCTGCCATTAGGAACGGGGTGTTGTGCCATATCCGAGCCGGGATAAACGTGTAGTCTTTTGCCCGTTCGTGCTTGTTGTAGTTTTTGTCTGTGAATATTCGTTTTATTTCGGAATGCCCCACGCCGCCCGGATTGAACGTTATATATATTCGTTTTGGAAACTTGTTCACGCCGCGCACTACCGTTACAAGCGTTTTAATTTGGTATTCCGAAAGGTCGGTCGCTTCGTCAAGGATGAGAATGTCCCACTCGTTGCCTCGGTACTCGTCTGCGTCCGCGTCGCTGTCGCAAAACCCCATTTCTATGATTGACGTGTTCGGAAAACTGAACAGCATGTCCGTTACGTTGAACGTTGGGCGCTCGTCGTCCGGCAGTTTACCGTAAGACGTTTGCAGTGGGCGCACGTAGTTTCTCTTGAGGTCTTTATTTTTTTTGCGGATTACGAGTATTTTTATGCCGGGGTATTTTATCGCTAACGCTGTTGATTTTGCCCGAATCGCCCAGCTCTTGCCCCCGCCTTTTGCGCCGCCGTACCCGACATACCGCGTCTTTGCCATGAAAAGCTCGTCCTGTTTCGGTGTCGGCACGCCGAACATTTCGTCGAATATCTTGTCGGAGGCGTTGTCTGATTTCACCGTTTGACCTCTAAGTAAACGAGGCGGCTTCTGGCTATCTGCCCGTCGCTGTCCTCGGCTTCAATCAGCATTTTTACGACTTCGGGTATCATATAATCAACAGGAATGTCATAAGAGAACTCCATGTCGCCGCTTGTCAGCGAGTACGCTTTTACTTCCGTGCCGTCGAACTGCACCGATATGTCGTAGTCCTCGAAGTCCGAGCCGAACACGAACGTAAGCCGCGTTGCTTCGTTTTCTCCGCTCTGCCCGGCGTACAGTCTACGCCAAGTGTAATAGCCGTTGAACGTGTCGGACGATACGTGTATTTTATCTATGTCGTTGATGCTAAACGTAATTTCTCTTATCATTTCCTCCACGCTCCTTATTTTTTTTCCGGGAATCGATTATAAAGACCCTCCGGCCCCTATTTATGCTTATATGCATCGTTATATCCTTGAACATACTGAGAATCAGCTTCGTATCCGCAGACCTTACATATGAATTTCATTGGATATTTACCGGGCTCGGGCATCTCAAAGTCGTGCCCCGTGCATGATTCACGCCGCCGATTATTCTCGTTTATTTGTTCACATATTTTAATGCTGGACTCGGGGATCCCCCTTGCCCTGAGTTTTTCTATGTTGAACATAATTGCCCCCCTCAAGGTTTATATAAGCAATTTATGGTAAACCCTTTTCCTTGTTGGTGTTATATAAGAGGACTCGGGTATATGTACCTCTCCATGAAACCCCCTACCCCCAAAAGTACCCATACCCCACACCCCCCGGCCTATCAACATAAACAGAATACCCATACTTTGTCGCAGGGATGATACAAGCTATATACTTGCTGCCTGTCTGCCTAGAGGGTGATTAGGGTAAATCCAACTATGCGCACAATCTGACTTTTACGCATAGTATTGTTAATCAATACATAAGTGCTGTTATACGATAACGATATGGGTATATATTACATTGTGCTGTAAGCGATTGACATAACAGGTGATTTACTCGGCGCGTTTGCCCCATTTACCGCCCCTTAGTAGGCTGATGTTGTGGTCGTTGACGATCTTGGTTGGGGCGATCTCTCCGTGGCTCTCCAGGAATCTAAGGCAGCGCTGCATGTCGTATTTGCCGCCGCCCTCCGACATGTATCGGGTTATGTAATTATCTCCCGCGCGCATAACTCCTGACAGCTTGTTATTACATCCAATATTATCAATATCATCTTGATTAACATATCCTCTTAACCATAGACTATAAGTAGATTGGGTAATATTATTAAGCTTAATACGCAAACCCACGTAACTAACGGGTGATTGATTAATTATTTGCTTGTTGGTCTTGGGGTCTATGTTTGTCTTGGTATTGTCTGATATATACTGGTCTATCAGGCTTTTTATCATGTCAGTATCAATCTCTGCGGTCTTGTTGATATCATCAAACTTGGGGTATGTGAGGGCTGCTGCACCAAGCTTGCCTTGGGTCGTTGTCAGGTCGTAGACTCCGCTCACCCTTTCGCCCTTTTTCGGTCTGCCTCCGGCGTGTTTGGGCTTGTCTTTGCTCATATCGGCTTAAAACCTCCTGTCTAGATAAATCTCGAAAAACTCTCGAAAAACTGCAAAAAAATAAACCACCTGTAAGAGGCAGTTTTCCAGCCTCACTGTACCACGCTGATTTCAGGTTGTCAACACTTCATTTTGACTCATTTTGCTTCATTATCCCTCATTTCGCCTCATTTTTGTTACGATTGTGTTAACAAATAAACGTACATTATATGCGCTGCGCAAGGGCATTTGGGAAATACCGTAATACGTTGTAAAACGATGAATTAGTGAGATTGAGCGAGCTAATTGTAATACGATTGGGTGCTACGGACTGTAATACGATTATATTGTATTGTATGCGCTTTGATGTGTAATACGATTAGTAGTATATTGATATTGTCGAAAGACGATAAAAACCAGGAGGAAATGAAAAAGTGAAAGCTATACAAGTT